GCCCTCCTTGGAGCTCTTCTTGATCGGGGACTTGTACAGACCCTCGGCAATCACGTCACGGCTCATCTTCTTGCCGAGCAACTCCTCGCTATGCTCAGTGATATAGTCCAGGACGCGCGTATCCAGCTTGGCAAACGCCTCGAGAACCTCGGGCTTGTCCAGGCTCAGGGGCAGAGTGTAACTGACGCGGCCAGTTGCCTCGTCCTTGTACTCACTCAGGCCAAACGGGGCGCGCAGGGGAGGCAACTGGAAAATCAGCTTACCACCGCCAACCTGGTTCAGATACACGGCCTTGCCACCCTTGGCATTCTTGCGAACATCGCTGAAAGAAACATTGGACGCGTTGAAAGCACTGAACATCTGGAGAGTTGCCATCTTGTGTGTTCTACTATACTAGGGTCTCGAGCCTCTAAGCCCTGTTCGGACCTTTTTTCTCGGTCACAAGTAAGACATCATGCCAGGACTTTTAAATAGGTTCACACGTCGTCAGGGTCTTGCAAATGTTGCGGCAAATGCAAATGCAAATAACAAACTCGAGCAAAATGTGAAAGCATATGTCGATGGATATTTGCGAAATCGTAACAATGCGTCCAAGGTTCCACCATTGAACGCACAAATGGCAAATGCTCTTCATACATACATTAACAAAAAGAGGGCGCGTACAAGTGGAGCCGCTGCAGCAGGTGCTGCGAGTGCCGGTGCGCCAACAAATGTTCAGAATGCCGCCGGAGTTGCTGCCGCAGGGGTGCCACCGAGCGCACCACCCAGTACTGTTGCGACACAAACTGCAAATGCCGTTCGCCGGGCGGGTGGAAACATGAAACAGGCGAGCAGTGCAGCGACCACGGCAGTAGCTCAACATTCTGCAAATCAGGGTAAAACACCAAACCAAATTGCAAAACAGACTGCAAATGCGGCTGTGCAGACAGCACCGCCGAGCGCCACCCCTGCAGTTGTTGCAAACAATGCGGCACAAGCCGCCGCTGCAGTTGTACCGTCTGCAAACATGGTGCCAGCTGCAGCAAACGCCGCGGCAATCGCCGCACGGAAACAGGCACTGAATCAGGGGCAGACTGTGAAACAGGCGAACACGGCAGCAGTCAAGGCGGCTGTTACCGCAGTCAACAAGACGGCTCCGAAGAATATGTCGCAGACCACTGCCGGAAACATTGTAGCGACCGCCGCCCGGAACGCGATCGCCGCCCCGCCCCCACCACCCCCTCCTCCACCCAAGGCCCCGTTTGCTCTCCGACCGACTCGCCAGGCTCCGCCTCCACCAGCGGGGCTTCCTTATATGAATGAACTCAAAAAGAAACTTGCTCAACGCCAGGCGCGCCGCCAGGGAAACTAAGTACGCCCACCGCCACACGACAAGCCTCGGCGGGCAACGTTGAACAACTCGCGCGAAAGGTATGGAACCGAGCATGGGGTGGAAAGTACGGTCTTTTTGTAAACACAAATTATCGAAAAATTGCACGTGAAATCTTGAGCAATTCAAAGTACGCAAACATCAAGAAGAACGTGACGAAGAATCAACTCAACGCGTTTATAAATAGTCCAAACTTCAAGAAGACGTGGAACAAGGGACGAGGTCAGAAGGATATATACAGGTCGAAAGAAATCATCAAGGCGTTGTATGATCTTCCTTTGAACAAGAACGTGGCCCAACCCTCAGAGAACACGAACGTCTTCTATAACGCACGTCAGTCGTTTAACAAACAGGCCAAACCCAAGTTCCTGATACCATATGGTATGGGTTAATTTTCTAGGTAAATAATACCAAATGGACTTTGACCCGGTCAAGAAGATTGTCCCCTTTACCGTGTTCTTCGTGATTGCCAACCCAGCCACCTTCAAGCTGACTCGGTCCCTGTTCGGCTCATGGGTCGCAGCCGCCGACGGTCTGCCTACCACCGCGGGCCTGCTTCTGCACGCCCTGGTCTTTGTGATTGTTGCTCACTTCGTGTGGCGGCTCGTGTGGGGCAAGAAGAAGTCGAGCTATGGCAACTTCATGCAGGTTTCTCCACCTCTTGTTCGGGGTTCAGTTTCCGGAGGACCCCTGCAGATCCCCACCCCAGAAGACATTGACGGTGCTGATTGCCAGTAAAGAATTTTGTTCCAAAATTCTTCCCGCTCAATAGTAAATGAGCCTCAACTACTTGATCCCTTTTGTCGCCTATGTGGCGATTGCAAGCCCAACAGCCTATAAGACGGTCCGGGGCGTGCTTGGGAGCTGGGTTGCCTCAGCCGATGGTCTGCCCACGACAGCGGGTCTTATACTCCACGCTCTCGTGTTCATTGCCATTGTCGGCTTTTTGATGCGTCTTTTGATCGTACACAAGTCGAACTTTTACGGTCCCAAGATGGCCGGTGAGTACTGCGACAGCGGTGACGAGTGCTATCACACGTGTTATGGAGGACGGTGTAACTAACCAGTCGAGCACCGCTCGACTGTTTCGGGCGAAGCCCCGAGTCCCGTGTGTTCCTAAACGCTCGACCGTTGTGCAACTCCCTGAACGTCCTGGTTCACACAGGTCGGCTGACAACACTGGGCAGGACAACTAAACATCGTATCGTTATCAAGCATTGCGCACACCTGTGTCGGTTTGTCAGACGGCGTAGTTGCCCCCGTGTTTGGAAAACATGTACATCCAACAGGACACTGTGCGCCTATCATTGTACTATCAGGAAGCGGAAATCCTGAATTTGTAGAAGGGACCGGACTTGTTTGACTTTTGTTATAGAGTATGACTACAACAGCAGCAACGAATAAAATGAGCGAAATGACAAAAAGTATAATGGCACCTCCTTCCATTTAATTTGTATCAACATATTAAATGAGTAGTCTTCTTGCTATATTGGTCTTTGCGGCCCTGGCAAGTCCCGCGTCATACAGGACGACGCGTCAGCTTGGCACATGGATCGCCAGTCCAGACGGTACCCCGACGGTCCCGGGTCTTTTGCTGCACGGTCTCGTCTTTGTGATTGCTATGGTCCTGTTAGGTGCCTTGTTTGGTCGGCGCTCGGGATACTTGACCGCGGGAGGTCTTACGTTCGAGACCCGGGATGACCAGGATGACCAGAACAACAAACATTTCCAGGAGGATCGGTTCGTGTATGCTGTGACTGTTTAAATTATCTAATTATAGTAAATGTCTCAACTTATCGTTCCAGGAGTTGCTTTCATGATTGCGTCTAGCCCATCGACTTTCAAGGTGACCCGCAAGGTGTTCGGCTCATGGGTCGGCACCTTCGAGGGCGTGGCGACCCCCGCGGGTTTGTTCCTCCACACCCTTTTCTTTCTGCTTGTGTTGTGGCTGACGGGTAAGTACTTGCCTATGCTGCTTCCACGGGTGTCTGGATACGTCACAGGTTCAATCGAGGCGACATGCTCATGTCCCTCTGGTTATAAGTTCAATACACATGCCGAAGCGGGGCATAGGTGTGAACCCGTAACTATGGCTCCAGCGCCGAATTAATTCACTACGTGACTCGGTCAGAACTCCTCGTCAAACCGCACGCCGTCTCCTTCAGTGACCATATGCTTGGAATAATCCCCGACGCGTTTCTCGAAGAAATTCGTCTTCCCTTCCAACGAGATGTTTTCCATCCAGTCGAAAGGGTTCTTTGCTCCGTAAATGGGTTGCTCACCAAACTGTGTCATCAAGCGATCAGCCACAAACTGAATATATTGCGTCATCTCACCCGCGTCCATACCGATGAGCTTACACGGAAGTGCCTCTGTGATAAACTGGCTCTCCACTTCACACGCCCATTGAACAATCTTGTGAATGTCTTTCGAGGGGCACTTTTCCTTCAGGTGTGAATACAAGGTAACCGCAAACTCTTGGTGGAGTCCTTCGTCTCGTGAGATGAGTTCGTTACTGAACGAGAGACCGGGCATGAGTCCTCGCTTCTTGAGCCAAAAGATGGCACAAAACGAGCCACTGAAAAATATGCCTTCGACGCATGCAAAGGCGACGAGGCGCTGAGCGAAAGGCGCCAAAGGGGCACTGGACCCTGCGGATCCACTGGAACCGATCCATGCTTGTGCCCATTCAGCTTTTGCTTTGACCGCGGGGACGTTCTCGATCGCTCGAAATAGGTTCGCCTTTTCCTCTGGGTCGCTGACGAGCTTATCAATCATAAGCGAGTACGTCTCACTGTGAATCGACTCGTTAAATGACTGGTACGCATAGAAAGACCGAGCTTCTGGAATTTGCGTGTCTTTTGAAAAGTTCAAGTCGATATTTTCCATTACAATTCCATCCGAGGCGGCAAAGAATGCTAACACGTGTTTAATAAAGTGCTTTTCCGAATCATTCAACTTTTCCCAGTCTTTCAAGTCTCCACCTAAATCAATCTCCTCGACCGTCCAGAAACTTGCGATCGCCTTCTTATACAGGGCCCAAAGGTCAGGGTACCGGATAGGAAAGGTGGTGAAACGAGCAGTCGAGGGGGTGAGAACAGGATCTTCCATGCTGCTGAAACTACGTGGTATTTTTTTAAAGGCTTGCGTAATGCCAACCCAGGGGGGTCAAAGTACCGTCATCCGCAATAAGCGCTCCGTTCCCCATATTTATGTCTGTTGTCGGCCGAGTTTTCCAGCAAAAGCGCTCCACGTATGATCGAGAGTTCATACCCGCAACAACGGCATCCATAAACGTTTGAATGTCCTGAACTGTATATCGCTCGAACGTGGGTTGTCCAGGGGTTCCGGCCTGCCAATCTGCTGGACACATTTCTGTAATCCAAATGGGTTTTTGGTACTTGGCGTAAATGGCATCGATCCACTTGAGGAACCCGTCAGCGTCTGGAGGTGCATACCAGTGAAGAGCTATAAAGTCGAGCGTCATGTTCGCTTGACTCAAAGCTGTCCAGAGAGCGTCAAAGTATGATGTGGTTGGAATCGACGTCTGAGCTGGCACAAGACGACCAGCAGCTGGTGGTCCGGGAGGCATCGTGTAAGAAGTAGCCAAAGGACTCGTATAGGCTGCAATCGAACCAATCCGAAGACCGGTTGCTTTGAGTGTCGGCCATAGTTGCACAATCTGAGCGATACTCATGTTCGACTGTGCCCCCTGATTATTACCGTCAGGTTCGTTAAACGCTAAAAGCTCTGACGACCCTGCTGGAATTTGATCGAGTTTTGTAGCATCAGGAGCACCCCAACACATGGGCGTGAAAGGTAAGTTCAAGTTGGGCGATCCCGTAAGACCCCAAGTATAGTACCATCCAAGGTTCAGATTCTGCATTTGTGTATTAAATTGAGTGTTTGTTGCACCATTGATTTTCAGATCATACACAAAGCCTTTTTTAGGGTTCACATTCGCGAGTGGCATAAGGCTTGGTGCAGGTGAAAAAGGTGCCGGTGCGAAACTTGGCGCCGGTGCCGGTCCAGGAGTCGGTGCCGGGGTCTGCTGTAAACTTGAGGGAGCCGGTGCGAAACTCGGAGACGATGTAAAGGGTGCCGGGGTTTGTTGCAAACTTGGAGGAGCTGGTGAGGGAACGGGCAAAGATGGCACGGGCCCAGGTACTACAGGAGGTGTTTGATCCATGGGGAGCGTGTTTGCTACGATGACGAGAAGTACAATTGTCAGTAAAATTCCAAGTAAAAGCCCCGTAAACCAATTCATAATATAAGGAAACAAAAATATACAAAGTATATGGATCTGGACCTTCGTCGTCTTGCCCTACGTATCAAGCTGCACAACGTCTCTGGAAACGTTGTGCACCATGCAGCCATTCTGAAACGATTTTTGGATCAAAAAGGAGTCATGTCCGAGATGGTCAAGGGGTTCTGTGTTATCGCCGAGACGAAGGAGGCATGTGAACACTATTGGGTGCGCACAGAAGAGGGACTAGACTTGGATATCGGTTTTGAGGTGGCCAAACTTAGGAGCCCCGAACTCCAAGCTCTACGTCCGGCTCTTCTAGAGTCGATTGAGGGGATGCCGAACCTGACCCGTTCTGACGAAAAGGAGTTTGTAATCCGGCACGAGAACGAGCGTCTATTTGAGCTCTTTCAACGAGACCCCAAAGCTTTTTGGCGCGAGGCTCCCCGAGACGTGAAAGATTTCCGTATGATGAACTAGAAATGTCTACAGACTCTTTCCGTGGAGACCCTGTCACGGTCGCCGCCGCCAAACTCAACAAACTCATCTTTTCCTTTTTCGGAACCTGTGTAAACGCCAGGTGGTTTTCAAGACCTTTTTCAATCGGGTTTCCTTGTTCGAGCGCCGTGTTAAACTCGGCAAAACAATCGGCCAAGAAAGCCTGTCCGTCCGTCACACGGTTCTCAGGGTCTATGCTCAGCTCCTTGGAAATTTTGAGTGCTAAACGCTTCATGAGAAGTGACGCTCGAACCGAATTGGTCATCTTTTCATTAATTTTAAGGTATAATTGAATCGACCCGAGAACACCCGTTCCAGATGATAAGACGGCGTTCAAGATACTCACATATTTTTGGGCTAAAAAGTCGTTGAGAGCAATGGCACACAAAGCGTTCAGGGCTGAGATGACCAAGATAGGAACGTTGAACCTTGAAGCGAGTTTTTGGTAGTAAATGTGGTCTTTATTGTGATGGTCTTGATACAGGTTGCACTGGTGTTCGAGCTTGGCCAGAAACTCTTGCTCGTCTGGATGCCACCGAGCATTGTCCGTCTTCGTCATTTCCCTATTTTAACGCGGCTAAAAAAGTCACGGAGTGACTTTCGCCCTGAGTTTTGTAAGGCTCTAAAAAAACTTGCCGTCGTTATCAAACTCTATGATACCCTTAATACGGTCTGGCAAACGACTCTTGACGCTCCGGTAGACCATATTGAAAATAGGGTTCGAGTTTGTAATCTTAATCTTCTCGAGAAGACCTTTGTCTGGCCGAATCTCCGTCACGAGGTTCATGAGGTGAATGGCAGTCTCTGAATTTAATTTTGAAATTGGAACACCCTTGAGGTTCAACTCAACAATCTCCTTGAGTCCGTGTTTCTCAACGTATGCATCGAGTTGTTCAATCACGGGCCTAATTTTAAGAGTAAAATTAGCAGCCTCGATGGCATCCTTTGGTTGGTTCTCAATGTACTTCCCACCAAGAAACTCTATATACAAGTGTTTCCCCCGAGGGTAAAACACGAGGAGGTCTGTCATTTCTTGGCATTTAAGAGGCTCGAGTTTTTTATGTAAGACTCTTTTCAACTATTTTACGTATGAAAAAGAACTTTACAATGATGATACATAGTAAGAGAAACCATATGAGATTGTTCCTGACCATTTTATAAAAAACGACAGGCAAAGCCATGAACCCTGTCCACGATTGATCGCACTTGTGATCAAGGACGGTTCTTTTTGTGACGCTCCCCCACGGTTCGAAAATCTCGTGATCTAGGATACTCATTTCTGGTTCATCCAAATATTTATTGAAAAATATACTCGTGATAAGAGGTCCGGTCTTGAGTTGAGTATCTATAACCCCATCCTCATTCCAAGATTCATTTTTGATCAAAAATTCAATAAACTGTTTCATAAGTGGATGTTCCTTTGAACAACATATCGTCGCATTGTTGACCATTACCATGTCCTTGGAGAAACCAAAAGAGGCAACTTTGTTTTCAATTCTGTTCAACGGGTTCTTAGATAAAATCAAGTCGTATCTGTCAAGACCTGGGACTTTTTCAAGAGGTCGAAGACACTCTGCGTCGCAGTCGACCGACACGCCTCCGTAGTTATACAGAACTATGTATCGTCCAAAGTCAATCTTTTGGATCATTTTGTCGAACCCATCAAACTTTGCGAGGGCTTCGGGACTAAACTTGGCACACTCAGACCTGAGTCCTTCTTTGTCCCATTTCATGTGTTCCCAATTTGGGTTCAAAATTGAAAGCTTTTCAGTGTCAGTGTGATATTTTTCGGGTAAGTTATTCCACCCTTGGAACCAAATCTGGTGTGTCACCTTTGGAATCTGAGTCATCTACACTTCACTCGCACAATTTTGTTCTGGAATTAACGTGATCATGTTTCGCATGAATGGTGGAAGGAACCCGCGGACAGCCTCAACAAGGGTTGTGAACAACGAGTCCCCACCCCGGAGTTCACATCTGTCAAGCAAGATGCAGTTTTTCGTATGTTCATACACGTTCCAAATCATACGCACCATTGCCATTGGTTTTATTCTCGTGATGCTTACACCCTGAACATCTGCAGAACACACTTGACGGAGACTGTATGTGAGACAAAGGTGTTCGATCTGATCAAGGACTGGGAAGAGGTCTTGGACACAGTACTCGTCAACACCCTCCATGGTTCCGGGTTGGACCCGAATGAGTTCAGCGACGAGTACTTGGACGTACAGAATCTTGGCATCTTGGTCGGGCTGGAACTTGAGCCAAGAGCAGTTCGAAGAACTGCGTCCCGTTTCCCGAGCCATCTACCCTAAACACCCTTTATAAAAATACGATAATGTCGCGGAAAAACTTGGGAATGGCGTAGCTGAACGGGTGGTATAAGGTCCTGAATATAAAACCCGCACCCTTGATTTGAATTTTGCGCAAGATGTTATCATCTTTCGTATATTCAACAACTGCTTGTACGAGGGTCATGATCATCTTAAACCGATCAAGATTCACGAGGTTTGCACCGGATAAATCTGCTGTGATAATCATGTCTTTGGCTTTGGAACGAATCTCGTGAATCAGTGGCTTGAGTTCCTCAAGGGTCACGCCCTGTTCTGGGTAGTCTTTGACGGTGATTGTCACGAGACACGACTCCGACCATTCACACTTCATAAAGTCCATAATACTTTATGAAGAGGGAAAAAGAAAGGTGAATTTGCATCAGGTGGGGTTCGAACCCACGCGCTCGTGAGAGCACCAGATCTCTAGTCAGTCCGTAGGACTGTTCTCCTTTCGGGTCACAGTCGCTTCGCGACTGGTTCTTAAGTCTGGCTCCTTAGACCAACTCGGACACTGATGCGTTCATGTCCCTGGCGAGGATCGAACTCGCGACTTTCAGCTCACTTTAGTCAGTTGCGTAGCAACTGTTCCACGAAAACAGTCGCAGTTCCTTCGGAACTGACCCATAAGACTGACACTCTGAAACCAACTGAGTTACAGGGACGCATTTTTCTCTTTTCAAAGAGTAATGAACAAGAGTGTTATTAAAACACTGGGTGTTGCTTGGGTCGGTGTGTTATGTTTCGCGTTTGCCTACTTCGTGTCCATGGCGCTTGATAAACTCACACCAGACCTCGATGAACGTAAACCAAACTGGAAAATATTTTTGGAAGTGTGTGTACAGTTTGGAATCATAGGCGCAATTATTTATGGATCACGAATTTTCATTAAAAATATCCCCTTCCCACTCACAGGCTGGTACGGCTATGAACACTCTACACTAGGTGAGTTGCGCTCCCTCCCTTTAATGGTCTTCATCTTCATGTTCTTCCAGCGAAAGACCCAAGACAAGATGAGACACCTCATGGGTGTCGACCCCCTTCCCCCGTTGCGCAACACTCGGTCGAATGCGTGAATCCGAATATGACCACACAGGTCTCTTGCGTCGACACATGGGCGCGCGGTACGCAAGGTGTGTATGATCCGAGTGCCAGAGAACCCCGCGAACACACTCTTTCGAAAGGCCGAGGCTCTTTGAAACGCGCTTGACTGTGACCGGCCCACGCGTCTGGAGAAACTCAAGCACTTGATGTTCCCTGTCCATCCTCAACTGGAAAATACACGCCCAAAAGCTTTAACTTTTCGTGATACTCCGAGTTTTCACCCTTGCCCGGAATATCTGACGCGCGGTTCTTGATTGCCTCGACCTCGAGTCGCGACAAAGTCACAGAGCCTACCCGGAAATCCTCGAACGCCTCGCATGTCACGGGAACAATGGGCTTGATAGCATCATACACCAAGGTTGCCACGTCCCGAATCTCCTTCTGGGCATGATCCTCCATACGCAAGGCAAGGAAGTGGAGGAGGTTGTGAAGATCAATTTTCCAATAAAATTCGGTAAATGTACACTGGGGCAAGTGGGCCCGGGCCAACTCACGGGACACACCCTTCTCCAAAAGCTCGTCATAGACGTAGAATGCAAAGTCACACGATGCCTTTTGCTTTTGAAGGAGGTTCCCGCCCGTCGCCCCGAACGGCTCCTCACCGCCTTGACCACGGCTCGTACTTTGCTTCCGAAGCTCATCTGGCAAAAAGAACTCGTCGGGGATGACAGAATACCGAGCGCTCATCTCGTTGACCGAGGCCGTGCGGTGACGCAACCACTGACGAGCGACATAGATGGGTGCGCGGATATGAAACTTGAATTCAACCATCTCAAACGGCGTGGTGTGCTTGTGCCGCATGAGGTACCTGATAAGTGCTCGGTCATCACTCACGCTCTTCGTGCCTGCACCGTACGAGACGCGAGCAGCTTGGACGATAGACTCGTCCGAACCCATGTGATCAACGAGGCGAACGAAGCTCATTTTTTGTTACCACGCGTAGTTTTTTTAAGCGCTAATGATAATATATGACTTCCCGTCCAAACATCTCGCCTGTCGTATTTGAACAGGTGCGTCGAAACCTCGAGCGTCAATTTCTCATCATGGAGGCGGCGGACCAGTTTCATAGGCTCCAACGTTTGAATATCAACACGTTTACTCGATCGACACAGGCGCTTGCAAACACGTTTGCACGCAACGTGATTAACGGGTCTCGTGGAAACCATGCAGCACTCCAGCGTGCTCTGAATCTTCTTCCCCGTGTGCGCCGTATCGGCGGTGGAAATAGATCTCCTCGGGCTCACCGCGCCGCAACAACTATTCAGGCGCGAGTTCGTGGTATACTCGGTCGACGAGCCGCCGCTGCGCGTGGAACTCGGTACGTCATCGCACCGAACGGTTCAATTTCGGTTGCGGTTCCTTCTACGAGGCGTACGTAAAGAGTACCTGTGAGCACGTACGAGAGATGCCCACTTCTTCTTCGCAATCTTCCCCGGCCCCTTCGGCACACCACGCGTCCATTCGGCACCGAGTTTACGCATGATTCGCGTACTTATGGGCGGTTGGTTCCCAGGCACGAGGTAATTGAGATTTATACCGTATTGCCATAACGGAACGCCTGCTGCACGTGCAGCCCGAACTCCGTAGTTGCGAAGACGCGTTCCGAGCCCTTTTCCGCGGTCTTCGACGTGCGTGTACCCGTACGAAAGTTCAACGCCTTTTCCATTATTTGAAGGCGTATAGTTTACATACGTCCCATTTGACCCTGGTCTGTAACGCAAGGTCACGCCATTTGCACCCACGTGAAATTTCAAGTTCTTGTTGTTTTGTGTAATTTCAGCGAGGTGGTTCACGAACCTTTCAAAAGGTCTGTTCATTCTTACTAGTATCAAAGCATTTTTCATCTGGGGAATGCCAGATGAAAAACGCTCCCAGTGTGACTTGAACACACGACATTCAGATTAACACATCAGCTGTTACATACAGTGTCTGACGCTCTAACCATCTGAGCTATAGGAGCTCGGGTGGAACGAATAAGATTCGCCCCTTTCCGACCTACGTGATTCGAACACGTGACCAAAGCATAACGGAATAAAACTCTACAGTGCTACGCGCTCAAGTGAGATAACCACCACTGCGCCAAGGTCGGGCGGGACCGGAGGTCCCTTTGAACAGTTTAACGACATGCTCAGGTCCATCTCCTCACCCTACATCACATACATCTTCTTTGCACCGTGAAGCACCGTTCGGCACCCGGGACACTTGGATTTGTCCCGGGTGCTCACCCAACAATGGTCACACACAACGTGGCCGCAGGGGTCAATAAACAAGTCAACGAGACGATCTTGACATATGAAACACGTAAACTTCTCGTACCTTTCTGCGTTCGTGCCGTCCAGTACATTGGCCATCGCTTCAAACTTCCCCTTCAATTCTCCACATTGTTGAGTCAGGGCGACACTGCCCACGTCGGACTCGTAGTTGTCTACGACAGATGCGATCCGCGCCTTTAAGTCATCAGATGGGACGTTATCTAAAATCATTTTCACAATTTCAGAAGATTTGTGCATTTCCAAAAGTTGGGCATATTTTTGGTTCAACTCGCGACGAACCTTGGACAAGTCCTGTTTAAACTTTCCTAATTCCTTTTCAAAATTCTTCCACGACTCGTCCAACTCATATGGAACGGGTCGAATCTCAGGTGGCTCAGCACCTCGACCGACAGGTGCAAACCCGCTTGTCGCCTCGAGTACCGCCTCGAGGAACGTTGGGTTTATCAATGCACCAAAACTCATCTTGTACGTGCCAAGACAATGTTTCTATTTTTTATCCGCGGGAGGAAAACAAATGTTTTCCTCTAGTATATGGCACTGTATGATACCCTGATTCTTGTGCTGGCTCTGACGATGATCCTCATCGGTCTCCAGGCTTTCCTGGACCCAGACCGGCGCAAGGTGGCGTCTGAGGTACTCAAGGCGACGTTCCTGATGGTCACCGGCCTGTACTTTTTGTACTTTTGGTACACGGAAGTTACCATCTCCACAGGCAACAAGGGGACTTATTCTTATTAGACATGTATTCATAAATAGTCTCAAAAGATCTGGACTCACTTAACAGTTTTGCGTTACCCCCGTACCACCCCATAACGGTCCGTGCGTCTTCGGGTGATAATTCAAAGGAACAAAGATCCTCCAGGAGGTCCATGGGTGTTGCGTATTCTATCTTTTGAATTTTGATAAAAATTCGTTGAAGTGTTACGTGACGAGCACGGTCCAAGACTTCCTCTATACTCGCCCCCGGGTTCATCGTCTGAATGTGCTTGACAAGAGCGGGACCCGTCAAAGAGTCCATTTATTTTGTAATAATATATAAATGGCTGACTCTAAGTCGGATCTCGCATTCATGGTCCTTTTGGTTCTCATTTTGAGTGCATTGGGTGTCAGCAACTTTGTTGAGGCAAGCAGCAAGGGTCAGAACCGTATGGGTCAGCGTTTCTTTGCGCTTTTGTACCTTGTGTTTGCCCTCGGTCTAATTGTATATAAAATAAGCCACCCCTAGAATGTTACTATGAAACACCTCCTGGGGTACATTGATGGTGTGTGGATCGCACGTTCCGAACACCTCGAGAATATTATGAATCGGATCGCTGAAAGGTGCGGGTTTACAGTCGTTTCCCGAGCTTTTCACCAATTCGAACCTCACGGAACAACGGGGGTCCTTGTGCTTGCCGAGAGTCATTTCTCGGCCCACACGTATCCCGAACGAAACACGGTTTATATAGACGTGTTTTGCTGTTCAGAAGAATTTGACCCTGAATACTGTTCGGCCGTCATTGAACAAGAGTTCTCGGCACTTTCGGGGACGTGGGAGGTTGTTTCGCGCTAATTTTCGTTTCGACTCCAGGGGTGTGGATACACTCTTGGGGCCGAAGCCCGGGTGAACCCGGTAGGCCGTTTTTAAGGTTAAAACACAAATATAGCAAATATGGGAGGATTTAGTTTGAAAATGCGAGACCGCCCATGCCAGACTGGATGCGCAGGATGTTGTAGTTCACAGCGAACATCTTCTGCAGAGGGGTGGTGTAGTTGCCCTTCATGTTGATAGCCACCTGGGCGTTATCAATGCGAGAGAAGTTGCACGTGCCGGTGGGCTGGTGCTCCTCGGGCTGCAGCGCGAAGCTGTAGCAGTAGATGCCGGGGTATGGCACACCGGAGTGGTACACGTAGGGCTGGTACTGGTTGAAGTACTTGCCCTGCTGCTCCTTGAAGCGGTCCTGACCGTTCAGCACCAGCTTGAAGTTGTACAGGGGGCCGACCTCCACGGCGTAGCCAGAGCCGGTCGTCACGTTGGAAGAGCCCTCCTCGACCCAACCAATGTTGGAGGTCAGACCGGCGGTGGCACCAGTCAGGGCGTACGTGTTGGCAAACACGCGGGGAGCGCCCAGAGTGTGGGGCAGGGCAGCACCCGCCAGGGAGGGAGTGCACGCGCAGGTCACGTTCACGTTGGCCGCGCTGGTCGAGAAGTTCCACAGGCTGTTGTACGCAGTGGAAGTGGTGTTGGTGTAGCACCAGATCAGCTCCTTCACCGGGTGGTTGAAGGACAGACGGATAGTCTGGGCACCCTGGGGGCTGCTAGACAGACCGCCGGCGGTGGCCGTGATGCTGTCGCCACCGGTGTGCTGCACCTGCTCGATCAGGTACTCGTGGCCCTTCTGGGCGAAGCGGCGGCGCTCCTCAGTGTCCAGGTACACGTAGTTGGCCCACACCTCGAACACGGCACTGGTGCCGAAGTAGCTGGTGAAGTAGCTGGTCAGGTCGAAGTCCAGGCGCACCTCGTGGTACTGCAGGGCGATCAGGGGCAGGTACAGGCCGGGGTTGCGGTTGAAGAAGAACAGCAGGGGCAGGTACACGCTGTTGGGGTTCACGGTGTCGTAGAAGGCGGAGCTGGAAGAGGTCATCTTGCCGTAGTTGATCTTCTCGCTCTCGGAGAGGAACAGCTCGGCGTACAGGCGCCACCAGGTCTGGTAGTGCTTGTCAATGCGCTGACCACCGATGGTCAGCTCAATGTCAGCCACGGAGCGCTCGGCCACCCAGTTCATGTCGATGTTGGCGTTGGTCGAGGTCAGGTTAGAGCTGTTCAGCTGAGTGGGCTGCAGGCGGATGTACATGTCGCCGACCAGATCGCCGTTGCGGGCAATGGTCACGGACACGCGGCCACCGTTGGAGGGGGTGCCGTTCACCGTCTGCTGGATGTTCTCCATCGCAAAGTTGGTGTGGCGCTTGTACACAGCCTGGAAAAAGGTCACCTTGGGCTGGCCCGTCAGGTACACGTCCTGCGCGCCGTACGCAACGAGCTGCATAAGTCCACCTGCCATGATCGCTTGGTACTAGTACCCAAGAAAATAATTCACACGGCTTTCCATTTAAACCCACCTGCCGACCGCCCCACACCTTTGCAACACTTGCTTATAGATCGCGAACCACTATTCGTAGCCAAGGTAGCCTCCTGTATAGTATCGTACTCGGCTACCAACGTCTTCCCATCAAACGACCATTGTTGAATCTTGTTAAATTTGAGAGGTTTATTTGTCCGAACATCTTCAAAGTTCACAAACTTCCATTGGAACCCTCCGGCCGTTTTGCGTTCCCCTTTGCAAACCTTTGTTATATGACTTCCATCCGCCTCAGACTCGCGCACCGCCTCCTCGACCGACTGGAACGTCCTGAGAAGTTCATTTCCGTCTTTTGACCATTGTTGAACCGCCTTGACATTCGCCTCTTTCAAGAGTTCACGGGCATCTTCTGAATGGTGCTTTCCAAACATAAAGTGTCGTTCACCTGATCTCACAGAACTCATCAACTCTTTCGTGTCTTCGTGAAGCACTTTGTTCCTGTTCCCACCCGTCTCATTGTTGTACCCGTTCGGTGCAAGTGTTCCACGACGAGAAATCTCCTGAATTTCCAACTCATCGAGACGTTCTTTCCAGTTTCCTTCTTTTGGAAAACTGTAAAGAATTTCGATCGTAAATTGGTCCCACCCATAGAGCCGGATCGCGTTGTACAAATGCCTCTTGCGTCCGTTATTCACATCTGAAATGTGACCGTTCAGTCGGACTTGAAAGTCGTCCTGAGATGTCTGACCTATGTACTCCCTATAGGGTTCGAGTTTACATTTTATAGAATACACAAAGGGCATACACTACTATGAAGACCCTAGATTTCTTTAGTTGGCGAACGCGACACCGCCGAGACCAGATTGGATACGAAGGATGTTATAGTTGACGGCGAACATCTGCTGGTTCAGGGAAGGCATACCAGTCTTCAGGTTTACGGCAATTTGGGCCATGTCGATGCGGCTAAAGTTGCACGTACCACTTGGCTGCAGCTCCTCGGGCTTGAGGGCGAACGAATACACGTAGATTCCCGGGTACGGAATGCCCGAATGGTACTGGTACGGCTGGTACTGGTTAAAGTATTTTCCATACTGAGGCACGAACCGGTCCGTACCGTTCAGAATGATCTTCGCCTGATGAAGAGGCCCAACCTCCTGGCCGAACGCCGCATTGCTTGATGCAATCGGGATACCAGACTCGACCCAGAAGACGTTTCCAGACAGAACGTTCGACTGAACTGAGATGGTGTTGCCAGACGTGACGTTGCTTGCGGCGTTCACGTACAGAGGGGTCGAAAAAGGAGATGGAACATACAGGGCTGGAGCACCCACGTGCGCCGGGGAGAATGGAGCAAGGGACCCTGCAAGCTTGGACGGGTCCACGGTCACGTTCACGTTTGAGGTGCTAGAAGAGAAATTCCACATAGAATTAGGGTTCGAGGACGGGGCGGGATTCTGGTAACACCACACGAGCTCCTTGACGGGGTGGTTATACTGCATACGGATCACACTTGGTGTGTTCTCGTTGGTCGAGCCGACTGGATCAGCATTCACGTGCTGGACCTGCTCAATCAGGTACTCTGAGGGCTTCTTGGCAAAGGTGTCGCGCTCGGTCGTGTCCAGGTACACGTAGTTTGCCCACACGGCAAAAGGGTTCGTGCCAAAATAACTGGCGTACTGGGGGCTGATGCTAAAGTCAATCCGGACCTCATGGTACTGGAGAGAGATCAGGGGCAGGTACAGACCCGGGTTGCGATTGAACCAGAACATCAGGGGCAGGTACACATAGCTTGGAGAGGTGATGGAGTTGGACGGAGATGGGCACGAGGTCAGCTTTCCATAATTCTGCTTCTTCGTGTCATTCAAGAACACCTCGGCGTATAGACGGTACCACAGCTGATAGTGCTTATCGATGGACTGGCCGCCAATAAAGACCTCAACGGACGAAAAAGCACGTTCGGCGACCCATGCCATATCGGCAACGCTATTATTCGTTGTCAAGTTGGACGTGTTTGTAGGAGTTGGCTGAAGGACCACGAACATATCACCGACCAGGTCGCCTGAGCGGGACAGGGTCACGGAGGTCAGACCACCCGGGGTCAGGGCACCGGCCACGGTCTGCTGCACGGTTTCCATAGCAAAATTGGTGTGACGCTTGTATGCCGTCTGGAAAAAGGTCACCTTGGGATCACCGGTCAGGTACACATCGGACGCGCCGTAGGCGACAAGTTGCATAAGAGCGCCACCAGGCATTTACTATCAACTGCGAAAATATTCAAGACCTTTTTCCTACAAGAATAATACAAATGTCTCGGCCACGTGCACCCCCACCCAAAATTGTTCAGCAGGAGCCCGAGGAGATTGAGGAGGATGAGGAGGATGAGGAGATGGAGGAGTTTGATGAGGGTATGGATATGTTCGAGGCGCTGGGGAGTCTGCTTGCGACGGAGGACGGTGAGACCATCGCAACCGCCCTGGTTGGTCTGAAGGATGCTGCCGAGAAGATTGCGTTGAACATGGAAATGCAGAACAAGGTTCTGGTCAAGATTGCAGCTGCGTTGAACAAGATGGTTCCCGTGTCGGCCCCCGCGTCTGATGCTTGAAAGGGCGCTTAAAAAAGTCTCGCGTTATTTCATCAATGTCTAAGGCGTCCACACAAAAGAAGACTCCTCCTCAGCCGGATGGAAGTGTTTACCAGAAAGAAATCAACTCGTGGACTGCTGATGATTTGCACAACAAGCTGAATGATTGTGAGCGAAATTTGTTCCTAAATTTGCAAAACACAGACAGACGTCAGGAAATATATTCAAAGTTGGCTTCCAAGTGGCTTCCGGCAAGTCCCCGCCGGGACGAGTATGGTCTTCCTATCGATATTGACAAGGAAGATCTCGAGCGTATGCTTGAGAAGAAGCGCATCACAGTGAACATTTGTGGCTACATGCTTGCCCGTGCCGAGCTTTTGGAAATTACCAAGTCCGAGACGGAGGATATTAATGGAGATAAGATGAGTTTTGAGCGCCGAATCAAGCGATTCCGCGAGTGTTACAAAAAGGTCGTAAACAAGTTTATCGAAAATGATTCAGAGTACAAGATGTTTAATCAGCCCTTGGTCGAGAACCCCGACGTAGACTTTGACCTCGGCGAAGCGACGAGTCCGTATCAGAATTTGCTCATTTACCTCCTCAAACAGGCGTACAAGAATGGGTACCGGAGATACAAAGATCAGTGTTGCAAAGAGATTCGGAACACGCGAGCCTGGAAGCCGGTCAAGGAGATTAAGGACTTTGTGTATGACGAGACTCAAAAAGAGGATAACGCCGAGATGTGGATGAATTTGACGAATCGCGGCGGCATGGCCAATGACGTGATTCGACACTTGACGAACTGCAAGGATATTCAGTTTTCTGAAATCAAAAAGGATCGCCACGTCTGGTCCTTTGAGAACGGTCTGTTGGATGCTCGGCCGATCGATGAGAACAGGAACCCTGAGACGGGAGCGCGTCAGTTTACGTTTTACGAGTACACTTCAAAAGAGTTTCACGAGTTGGACCCGGAGCTCGTGTCGTGCAAGTACTTTGACTTGCCGTTTGACCCGTGTCATGACGTGGAGGATTGGTATCACATCTCAACACCCAACTTTCAGAAGGTTCTGGACTACCAGAGGTTCGACGAGTCCGTGTGTCGCTGGATTTACGTGTTCATGGGCCGTTTGTGTTATGATGTCAACGAGTTGGACGGGTGGCAAATCATTCCGTTTCTCAAAGGTATTGCGCAATCGGGAAAGTCCACGTTGATTACCAAGGTGGCGCGCAAGTTTTACGAGTGCGAGGATGTATCGACGCTCTCGAACAACATCGAGAAGAAGTTTGGTCTTTCGAGCATTTACAAGGGGTTCATGTTCATCAGTCCTGAGATCAAGGGGGATCTCCAGCTCGAGCAGGCCGAGTTTCAATCGCTCGTGTCTGGTGAGGACGTCTCTGTGGCACGCAAGTGCGAGTCGGCCATCAGTATTCAGTGGAAGACGCCCGGGATCTTAGGCGGCAACGAGGTGCCCAACTGGAAGGATAACTCCGGGTCGATTCTGCGTCGTTTGGCGACCGTGAACTTTGGCCGACAGATTGCGCCGGACGTGGCGGACCCGCACTTGGACGAGAAGCTCGAGCTTGAGTTGCCTGCGATTCTGTGCAAATGTCTTCGCGCGTATTTGGATTATGCGCACAAGTACGCCGACAAGGACATCTGGAACATCCTCCCTGGGTATTTCAAGCAGATCCAGAACCAGATTGCGACAGTCACGAACGCGCTCCAGCACTTGCTGTGTTCCGAGAAGGTCCGGTTTGGCAAAGACTTGTGCGTACCTCAACGCATCTTTGTGGAGCGGTTCAATCAGCACTGCAAAGAGAATATGCTCGGGACGTTCAAGTTCAATCAGGACTTTTACGCAGGGCCGTTCAGTTCGCGCGAGATAGAGGTCCGGACCGAGTCTCGAATTTGGAATGGAAATTCGTATTCGTCTCAGCCGTTCATCTTCGGAGTTGACTTTGTGGAAAATTAAAATTGTATCATATCAGAATGAATCAAACAGCGGCCGCCCGAAAGATCCAGGAGATGTTCCGGCGGAAGCTTATCTTTACAAATAACCAGCGTGCATATAAGCTGTCAAAGTCTGTGATTACGGCCAAGATTGTGTCATTCAAATTACCGACCAACTGGCGCCTCGTGTTTGCGTCCGAACCGTCAGGCTTCTCGGAGATTGTTGGATACAAAGGCCAAAGTCCCGTCATACGGTGGGACAGTGCGTCAAAACGTTGGCTCGGTGACGAGGCGGGTGTGACCAAGCTCGTGGCCAAGTACCGCGCTGTCACCATCGTCTTGTCCGATAAAGGCTTTGACGTGCTTGGTACGGGAAATCACGAACAGGCGCTCTTTGCTATTGTCAAGAGCGGATGGGCGCCCAAACTTCTCTTGAAGGCGCCACCGACATACAAAAAGATTGACGGCATGTTCCACGTCAACAGACATTTTGAACTCAAGGAACTCGTGCAATGGCTCCGGACACTTCCAGACAGTATACTCGAGTCTGTTCGCGCCAGCGGAAAAGAGACTGGGGTTGGCGGCGTCCCTGCCGTGATTCTGAAACTGAAGAAACCCAAGTGGACATACCAGTTTTTCGAGAATGGAACGGTTCTTTGGTCTGGAATAAAGGATCCCAAAGATGTCGAGATGCCCAAGGAGCTCTTGAAACAGTTCCTGAGCCCGACGTACGGCATAGCACCCGCCTTTGTGCTCGACTTGACGAAACGAGCCATGCTCACACGGCCCCGGCGCAAGGCCAGCGACACGACGGGCCGACTCGCCGAGCGATACAAGTTGGCTGGTACGTGGAACAAGCTCAAACCAGCACCCGAAGGGTATTATATTCGCCCAGGAACAGATGGGAAGCCGCGTCTGTACCCGTGGATCCTGTTCGAGACCCGGGGTGGCGCCACGTACGGTGAAATGGGAGGGAACATCGTTCGCATGAACGTTCCTATTCGCCAACTGAACCTCAAGGCGGTTGCACCCAAGGTGTTTGAGGCGTTCAAAAAGGCCGGGAAGCCCATCCCTGCAGCGACGGCCAAGGTGTTTGAAGATGCAGGGTACCCCCTGGGTGAAAAGGTGTCGACGGAACCCGCCTTGAAAAACCGGAGAGCACCAAGTTGGAACGCAACCAAGCCCGGGTTCTACGTGCGTCCGGGGCCGGGCAAACAGCCGTATTGGTTCGCAATTCCAAAAGGAATTGACTCTGGACGTAAGACTGTGATAAAGACCTATGCGGCTACAGGACGAAACATCCCCAAGGCGGTTCGTGAGATATTTAAGATTGGAAATAATGTCAAAACGGAGGCGGCGGGTGGTGGGAAGCACGTGGTCAAGATGGGCTTGAACGGGGTCCTGCATATCAATGACCGACAGGCGACCCGTCTGACCAAGGCCGAACTTTTGGCCGTTGCACGCAACCTAAACATTGCACAGGCCACGAAAAAGATGGCACCGGGTGCGCTCATAGCACTCATTCAACGCAAAACGGGTGAACACAGACCAAACAGGTCTTTTGACGTTCATGTGGGTGGTATATATTACTCGATACTGAACAACGGACGCGTTTCACGAACAACGGCAAACGGGATACAGACACAGCGCGAGTGGGTCACACTTCCTGCTGCCGAGCGCAACCTGATTGCCAAGGCGGTGATTCCTTCGCAGTACCATGCCGAGTACAACAACATGTCCCTTGCAAACAGGTTCGAAGCGGTTCGAACTTTTGCTGTCGGAAAACGACCGAACAAGGCCAAGACGCCGACCAAGGCGGTGGTGCCAGTGGTGGCCAAGGCGGCGAGCGTCGAGTCGAACAATTTTGAACTCGAATTGGAATACGCCGTCCGTGTTGCTCAGAATCTCGGGAACCTGTACAAGAAGGGGAACGAACAGGCGTTCATAAACGCGTACAAGAAACTCCCCAAGGGTGCGCGTGGTAAACCACTCAAGCCAGTCGTGAACAAGGCGTACAAAGCCTTTCTCAAGAACCTTAAGACTCGGAGGGCAAACGAAGGACCACGGAACGCATATCGCAAAGCAATTCCAGTTCCAAATTGGTTACCAGCCAACAAGGTGAATGCATACAAGACCCTCGTGACCAACCTGGCGTTCCAAAAGCCGAAACCCAAGGTGGCAAACTTCAAGGCGGCCGTCAAGACGTGGTTGAACACACAAGTGCCTCAGAGCCCAGCCCGGGCGGCGCGCCAGGTGGAGAATGCCATCACAGGTGAGAAACGCATCATACCCGCATACGTTCCCAAGAAGCGCACGTCACCTGTTATACCAAAGCTGCCGGTGGCCCCTAAGAAGGCTCCGAAAGAGCCAAAGGTTAGGAACCCTGTATACTCCCCCATAAGTCTCAATATGATAACAAACACGATGAACAGGTACAAGTTGAATTACCGTCGCCAAAAGGGATGGACGGTTCAAGAGTTTGTGAATGCGATTAAAAAGAAGAACAAGTCCGTGAATGAGAGTGCACTCAGGGCCTTGTGGAACGCAGAGGTTGTGCGTAAAGCGCGTGCAACGGGCGCGGCGGGTCGGATCAAGCGTTGAGAGACCAGTTCCGCATGAACTGAGATCCCCGGAGCGGACAAGTCCTTCGGACTTGGACTGCTCTCACACACATTTGAGAACGTCAAACACCTTGTAAAGCATGTTGTACAACTCAATTTTGTTTTGAATTTCAGAAGGCTTGATAATTTCCATCTCGATTTGATACGTCGTGTCCTCATCCGAGTCCTTATCATCGGGATTGCCCTTGATGATAGACATGTCTATACTTAGGTTCTTCCGAACAAACGACCAACGCTCCTTGGTCTTTTGCTCAGTACTGGTCTCCTCGCCATCATACTCCCAGGGAACTTCGGTACTCACGCCCAGACGCACGTCTAGAGGTTGTTCAGCTAACTCCACGTCATTCACAGTCACACGGGTCTTCACTTGACCCACTTGCTCATCCGTCTCTTCGTTGACGGTCAGACGTTTGAAGGACCTGTGGTCCGCTCGGGAACCAGAGGTTCCCTCGCCACCGTCAAAGTAATACACGGTTGCGTTCATATGGTTCTTAGACTCCCACCCCTCGTACTTGTTGAGAGCCGCAAGAACCTTCTTGAACGTGGTTTCACCAACGTTGGTATCAAACTTGGAACCCGAACGCCGCCCGAACCGAATCTCAATCTCCACATTGTCCTTGGTCTTGTGCGACTCAATCACGGACTCCCACTTGTCAAACAGAGTCTTGGCCATGGGGTTCGCCTCGGGACGAATTTGCATTTTGTCTTAGAGATACAACGCGCAGTGTCTCTAAGGCACAATGCGAGGTCTATGGAACCTTGGCAATTCGTGCTATTTCAACTGTGCCATTCAGTGTTTGGCTCATGTGCCGCCACTTACGAAGTACCTCTTTGACACGGAGTATACGGGTCCGTGTGATATTACCCGTGAGTACCAAAAGGTTGTTAAACAGCTTTTCATAAAGGGCAAGACCGACCCCGTGAGTCCAAGTGACCTTTTTGGGGCGTTCAAGGTTCGGTACCCTGAGTTTGCTGATATGCGCCAACACGACGCTCAAGAGGTTATTCTTCACCTGATAGACGTATTTGAGAATTCACTTGGGAAAGAGTTTATTACGGACCTGTTTAACGGGGAAGAGGTTCAAGTCGCGTCATGGGAAGACGGAGCTTCACCAGAACGTGTGACCCCGTTCACAACTTTGCTTTTGGACGTATCTGAACCATGTCGTCTCCAAGACCTCCTCAAAGATCGGATGGAACCAATTGTAATTGAAAATTATACAGACGACTCTGGGGTGACGCACGAACGTGCGGCCCTCCAGACCCATGTGAAACGGTGGCCAAAGTTTACGAGTTTTTCATTCTCCATGTACGAATACAAATTTCCGATCGAAATTCCTTTCGAGTTTGAAGGACTCAAACTCTTTGCGTGCGTCATGCACCAGGGGCACAAGAACGGAGGACACTACGCTTTGCTTGTGCGGCGGTTTGATAAGTGGTACGTCAAGGATGATGAGCGAGTCACTGAAATGCCAGACATAAAGGTACTTCGGGGCGAGTTTTACCAGGTGTGGTACAGACCCATCAAAAGTTTGTGAACTCTCTGAGTTCGATTCCCTCCCGTATATTCACAAGTGTTCGGAAATATGTGCGGCGGTTATTTGCGTGGGTCTTGTCTGTTCTGATTTTCTCCACAAACCACCCGAGGTCTCCGTACCCACACTCGACGATCGTCCCGTCTGGCAAGTCTCGTCGGGCGTTGCGCAAGTGCAACTCTGCCTCTTTGTATGGGATCCCTTTGTCTTGTACAAAAAGTTCAGACCCATTTTTGAGACAAAAATCGATCGTAATACGTTCCCGTGGTTTCCACTTGAACATGGTCTCATGGGTTCCTGTTCGGATAGGCTCATTCACGGGTGTGAAGACCAAACCGTCCGTCTCGTACTCGAACGAGTCGAGGTCTGGCGTGGGATTTCCCAAAGTCCACATGACCTTGACCCGAATCTCGAGCGGTGCGTTCGCCGTCTTGATGATCGCCTTGACCACTTTACGGGCCGCCTCAAGACGTGCGCCGAGAGGACTTTGTGTCAAGTCCTCTCCCTTGACCCGTACAGCGTCATACACCATAAACAGCTTTTTACCAGTTTTAGTTGTGACAAGCTCCCCATCCAGGAGCGTATCCTTTGGAACGCGTATATTTATCTTTTCACACGCAAATGCCCTGTTCACAAGGAACACACCTTCATCGGTACTTGCGAGCAAGTGGCGCACACCGTCCGTCTTTTCACACACCAGGTACGGTTGGCGTTTGAGGAGAGGGAAGTGCCGTCTCTCAATGGAGACGGGTTGGGGTCCGGGGAAACGGTTCGGGTCGGTCGAAGCCCCCCATGCATTCGCAATGAATGCACGAAGGTCTCCTCCACCCATTTTTGGTTATAAATTGAGAGAGTCTAGTCTCTAACTCACGGAGTGAGCTCGACCCCCGCAGCCTCGAGAATGTTTCCAAAACACTCGTGTGTGTAGTGACACACGACAATTGCCTCGGACGCGACACCAATTTTGATTCCAATGTTTTTAAGGGTTGTGAACATAGCCTCGTTCGAGTCCAAAGGCAACTTGATTTGCTCTTTTCCGCCCCGGAGCTTCTTGTCCACAGGCTTGGCATCCATCGCCCATACACGCGCTGAAGTCTTATCAAGCTCATAGAGTCCGTCGGCCAACTTCTTCCCGACTGTCGTATCGAACTCGAGACCGCGTTGACCCACAGGCTCCTTCGAACCCGCCTTGGTCTTCTTTGTAAACTGATCCCAGCTGATACCCTCCTTGACGGACGGAAAGACAAGGATCTGAACACCCTTGTCAAAGGGGTCAACAACCTTTGTGAGAATCTCGTTATTAAGATTTGTCCCATAGTCCATCCAAAAAATACGTTCGCCCGTCTTGATGAGCTTGGGGAGACTCGACTTGTCCTCCACAAAGTGAATCTCCAAATGCATACCACGCATCATACACAACATATGGAGATTCATTGCAGAATGAAGACTCGTGGCCGCGATGGACTTGTTTCGCGTGACCATACATACATGGAGGACGGTCATTGATATTTAGACGTTTCTAAGCCTTAAGCCTCTCCTCAAGCGTTCCCTGGAACCGGATGTTGCCCACGTGGCCCAGAACAGTCATGCAATCGGCAAAAATCTGCCCACCCATCTTTTGCCACCGACGGCAAAAGGCATAGTCTTCGGACAAGTACCGACGGGTATCGGGGTCGATCATACAATCAAACGTTGCATGATACGTGTCCAGGTCACGGTTCTGGTGGTCATTGACGCAGTTGAGTTCCGGGTACTTCTCCTCGAGCTTCTTGAACACGTCACGTTTGATGAGCAAAAACCCGGTGGGCCCGTCTAGAACCTCAGCAAACCCATCCTTGATTTGCGTCTGTTGGTACCTGAAATTCATGACGAGCGACGAGGCGACCCGTGCGAGGTCCCGACCCTCCTTGCCTGACTTGACGTAGTTCTCGGCCTGGTCCCACATAATACACTTCTTGGGGTATGCGGCGCAGCACACGTCGTGACCCGACTTGATCAGACGGACGACAGACTCGGGGTCAAAGTGAATATCAGCATCAATAAACAAAAAGTGAGTCGCTTGTGTCTTTTGCATGAACCGGGCGACGGCCAGATTACGCGCCCGATGGACCAAAGACTCGTTTTCGGTCGTATCAAGCATCATTTGAATACCGTGCTGGGCGCACGTACGCTGGAGACGAAGCATAGACTCGGCGTACGCCTGGAGACAGACGCCGCCATAACACGGGGTCGAGACGAAAAGGGTGACCTGACTCATTACAAACCACACGACAAAAGTCCTTAACTATTCAAAAGTGCCTCAATCTTTGAGAGCGTCGGCACGGAAATATCACAAATTTTACAAAGTTCTGCTCTTGAAGGCGCCCCTGGAACATCCTTGAGCACGGAGGCCATCACTGCACACGCAATCGCTTTGGGCGTCCGCCCCATCAACTCCACCTTGTCCTCCAACGATTTGCACTTTGCCACGATCCTCATCTTGATTCTCCCCCTCTCCGCCTCTGAAATGCCCTGGACCTCGTTGAAAAACCGGCTTACAAGGTCCGCCGGGGTCGTGATATGGACCACAGTCTCGGGGACCTGTTCCTGATACATATCAAAGGTCCGGCTCAAGTCTCTGGCTGGAATACCAAACGCGTCGGCAATTTCCTGGGTCGTACGGGCGACACCCGCCTCGCGACACGCCTGAAACACACAGTTAGCCTTGATTCCGCTTCGAACTGCCCCACGGGTCAAAACTGCTTCGTTAAACGCCTTGTATTTCATTTTGGCGGAATACATGATAGTCTCAGGAAGATTCAGAACACCTTTGCCTATTCTGTCCATTTCTGCGTACGCATGGAACAGGGCCCTGTCTTTGTGATTCATAGATGCGTGTTGATTGATCCGAGCTAAACGCCGTGACGCGTACGTCGCTCCACGCTTCAGGGTCATGTACGTCGTCTGACCCCAGGCAGCCGAAAAGTGGTCTGTGTTGACAGGTGCTCCGACGCGCGATGGATCAACCGCGTCTTCACCCCCAGAACGCCACTCGGGCTCTTCACATATATACGCCGCATCAACCCGGCCACAGTCTCGACAGACTGGTAAATCAATTTCCACACCGTCAAAAACCTTCGGACCTCCGCAGAACGTACAGAGGAATTCGCAGTGAGACCCCGGAGCGGCGGGAACGTCCAACGTTCCCTTGAGACTCGCAAAGTCAGACCACGCTCTATCGATGAGCACGTCCATTTGTCACGTGACAAGTGAGAGACCCGCGCTCCCTTGGGCTGAAAAAAACACGTTTTTTTAGTAATGAGTGCCCCAGTCGTCGACCATGCCAAGCGCGCCGTCATCCAGGAAATCACCTCCAAGTCTCCCTTTAACGTGTTCAACATTGTTGCAATTGTGGCCATTTTGGTGATTGGGTACTTTCTGTACAAGAAGTTCACCGATAAGTTCCAGAAGGGTGCCGTGAAGATTCCAGATATCATGCCGTCTGTACCCAAGGTGGCGAAGCAGGCTGCGACCGTCGTTGAGGCTGTTCCCGAGAAGCCCACCGAGGTGATCGAGGAGCCAGGAACTCAGTAAACAGAATCCACGATACCCCACTTCAAACACCGCTTAGAATCCATGTACACGTCACGCTTCAGTATCTTTTTGAGACGGTCCTCTGGAATCTTCGTCTCACGGGTATAAATATCGCGAAATTTGTCCATAAATTGCTCTAAGTTGTGCATCTGGTCCTTAAAATCCTCAAACTTCCCCCAGGTTCCGTCCATATTCAGTTGATGAATCAATATGTACGAATTCTCGGTCATGTGTCGAGTCCGACCACCCAGCAGAAGAAAGGTGGCAGCCGATGCACATACGCCATCGGCAATCGTCCGAACTTTACACGTCTTGATACGTGATATGGTGTCCATAGCACTCAGACCCGAGTGAAGGTCTCCACCGTCCGACCGGATCCAAATTCGGATCTCAGGTCGAATGTCCTGAAGCCCAAGGTCAAGGTGCTTGTGAAGCAGCTCGAGCTCGAGTTTCTTCAATTTCATGTTCAATTCAAGAACAGATTCTTCGCAGACTTCACAGTGAAAGTATACATCTGACCCCTGAACTTTGACAAAGGAATCATCATCCTGTGTTTGCTGACACTGACACGTCGCCATTGATGTTCAAGAGAGGCTTTTCTTTAGGGCCGCAAGATCCTTTGGTTTGATTTTGTTATACAAACTCAAATGGTTCAGAACGTCGAGGTCCTGTGATACAAGTCCGTGTTCCTGAAGAACCCCAACGTTTCCTTCTCGAGCATACGTGTGGAGCAAGAGAATCTCATCCATTGAAAGTCTTTTGCCCGGTATTCTCTGTGCCAATGCGTCAATCCGTTTGGCCCGTGCACATGCACTTTGGTGTTTGGTCCAGACAGACCCTGGTCGGAGTGGGGGTTTCAAAGCGTGTCCAATCTGTATAGCCGGACGAACACAGCCTAAAAAGTTATAGTACGGATACAGGTCCCAGTTGCCTACATATATTTTTGATTCAAAAATCATCGCCTCGCTCAGGGACTCCATGACCTCTTCGGGTTTGCACGTCCGAGAGTCTGGGTAATTTTCATGTAAAATTGCTGTGACATTTCCAGGCTCGTGAACCGAGTGACCTATAAACCGGGCCGGATTCACGTCTGAGGTTTTCGAAACCAGACTTTCGATAAAGTCTTTCGCACCTTGGAACTCGTCCTTCTCGTCACTTTCGAGAGTCAAACTTTGGATCGCGTACCTCAGGTCCCCTCGACACTTTTTTAGAACCTCATCAGAGACTCCAGGAACGATACGCCGTATATCTTCCTCACCAGGAACTGGAAAGTGGTACGTGTGAATTTCAAAATCAAATTTGACGGGGATCTGGGACACGACCACAAAGAGCCCGTTTGTTGGTGGACCCGTGATTTCCCGTAGACCGACAAGGTCCTGGACCGATTCATACTCGTCGAGAACAACGGGTATGTTCGTTCCTTGAATTCGTTCTAAAAATGTGATGGTCGAACGCTTACTACTCAAGATCTCAGCCGTCAGTTCGATACACGGGTCCAGGGCGTTATGGACTGTCCACGTTTTCCCTATTCCCGACTTGCCTAGGACGCACACGGCAGGTGTGTACCTCGTGAATTCATGTTCAAAATTGTCTTTTGCTTTCTTAAGATATCTATCCATGGATCAGGAAGACACGGAAGACTCTTTGAGTAAGCAGGTATTAAATATGATACTGGAAAACAACGCACTACGGGACACGGCGTTCCCTTTCATTACAGGCTACCTTGTGTTTAACATAGTCATTTTGATTCTCCTCATTTACATTTCGGTCCGAATTTCTCTGCGTTAAAAGTAATGATGAAAGAGCCTGTGAAGCTGTACAAGTCGCGTAATGGCACACACAAGTTCATGGTCGTGTTTCCCGAAGGTGGGGTGGTCAGGTTCGGTCTCAAGGGGTTCTCAGATTACACGATACACAAGGATAAAGAGCGTATGAAACGGTACGTGATGAGGCACGCAGGGTCGGCAAGTGGTCTCAGGTCCCGGCGTGAAAACTGGTCACGCTCGGGAGCAAAGACGGCTGGGTTCTGGTCTCGGTGGCTCTTATGGTCCAAGCCAAACTTTAGTGCAGCACTCAGGCAGACCGAGAAGGTCCTTGGCCGAAAAATTGT